GAGAGGCGCAAACAAACGTGTTGATGAATATGGTCAACCAACACGAGACGGCACAGGCATAAACGGTTTCAAAGCAATTAATGTGCATTGGTCAGAGCATCCAGACAGAGATGAAAAGTGGGCCAAAGATGAAAGAGCCAGAATTGGTGAAGAAAGATTTAGACGAGAACACGACTGTGAGTTTATTGCATTTGATGAAACTCTTATCGATGGATTAAAATTAATTTCGTTAGTAGGAAAAGATCCGTTGTACAAAACAGGTCAGGTTCGTTGGTATGAAAGACCAAAAAAAGGAACAACATATGTTGCGGCACTAGATCCAAGTTTAGGAACAGGTGGAGACTATGCGGCCATACAAGTTTACAGTGTACCAGATCTAAAACAGGTAGCCGAATGGCAACACAACAAAACTTCTTTACAAGGTCAAGTGCGAACACTGTTGGGTATTTTGAAAGATTTAGATTCACAACTCAAAGAACAAGGTTCTGCTAGTCCCGAAATATACTGGACTGTTGAAAATAATGCACTAGGTGAAGGAGCAATTGTGGCCATTGAAGAAATGGACGAAGCCAAGTTTCCAGGATTCTTTTTACATGAGCCAAGACGTGCTGGACAGCAACGTAGAGATGTACACAAAAGAAAAGGTTATAATACTACACACAAAGCAAAAATAACAGCATGTTCAAAACTCAAACACTATATTGAAACTGAAAAAATGACTCTTAACAGTCGTAATTTGATTAGAGAATTAAAACTGTTTGTGGCCAGAGGAAACACATACAGTGCTAAAATTGGCGAAAATGATGATTTGGTATCAGCAACATTATTATGTTGTCGTATAATTGCATATTTGGCCAAATATGATCCTGTTTTTGAACAGAGTCTTGGCGAAGATTCTGGGTATGATGATGAAGATGGCAGTGTAACACCTATGCCAATGATAATATAAGCATAAATAATGTTATGGCAGTAAATTACAACTCAGTTGCAGAAAAAGTTTTTAAAGTCTTAAAAGGTTTTGGATTACCTGTTAAGATGTTTGATAGTTCTGATGGCAACGAAATAGCAGATCCTAATACAGCAAGATTCTTTTTTATTGCCCAACCCAACATGATGATTAATGTTGATGATCAGAACAACGAGATTAAAATGCATAAAGGTCCAGAAAATAGCGAAGATATGCAAAAATTAACAGACTCATTACGCAGTATAGCAAAAAATAACCTGTTAGACTTTGATTTACGTGAATTTGGAAAGGAAATTAAGCCCAAAAATTACACTTTTAGGTTAAATACAAATACTATGTCAGACAATATTCAAACAGAAGGCCTATCAGCACCGATTGGCACAACAAAAACCAGCTCACAGCATCTTGAAGGTGCCAAATTATTAATTAAACACAGAAAACCTGTAAACGAAGAAATTCCAGGTTCAAGATCAAGAAACATCAAAGCATTATACGTTGAAAATGCAGATGGTGAAAGATTCAAATATCCATACATTCATTTAAATGGTGCTCGAGCAATGACAAGACATGTACAAGCCGGCGGAACACCTTACGATGAAGTAGGTCAATCAATTACTGGAATGAGTGAGCAGTTGAGTAAAATTAGAGAAGTAGTTAATATTGCTAGACGTTCTGCACAGATGCAAGAACAAGCCGGTTCAATTATAAACAGTTTATTAGCAAGACAAGACAGATTAAGAGAAACTGTAAGAAGATTAACAACAGCAGAAGGTTATTCACAATACGCAGAAACATATACAGCTCCGGTAACTAAACAATTAGAGCAAAACACAATTGATGAAATGAAAAACAAATTTACAGTTTCAAACATTGACAACAGAATTACAGAATTATTACCTTTGATTCATGAAATACATGATGAAGAAATCAACGACACAGACAGTTTAAGAAACAGAGTTTTACAGAAACTAGATAGTCCAGTTGAAATGCATCCAAGAAATCAGTCACAGTCAGATTATGATCCTAGCAAAGTTGCACAGTTCAGTGACAAGCGAGCCAAAGTTGCATATAGACTTGGTGATCTAGCGGCAAGAGCCAAAGACGATGAAATCTCAATCTATCTTGCAAGAATGAGTGACAAATTTTCTGGAATGGATGTTGAAAAAGAAAAACCAGAAGACATTGACACAATCAAATCTATCATTGCAAAAGTACAAGAACCTAAGCCAGCAGTGGCAAACAGTGAAAGTGTCACAGAAAACAAAGAACTTAAAGAAGTTACAGAATTGACAGAATCATTTGATAGAATTTTAGGAATGTTTTCTCCAAATCATGTTGCACAACATGAAGATGAAGTAGAAGAAAACACACTAAGCACATATGCATCACAGCAAGAACTAACAAAAATGTTGCAAAATTCTATTGAAAAAGCAAAAGAGCTACAACGTATTCAATTAGATCCGCACACAGCAAAAGATCCAGAACTACAAAAAGAATTAATGAAGCGTAAAGCAGAATTAAATGATGAAGTTCATAACATCAAAGCCAGAATGGCCGACATGGGGATCAAAAAAGAAAACACAGTAGAAGAAGATAATGCATTTAACACAGCGGCGGCCCAGGCGGCAGTAGCTGGTAAAAAAGAATTTTCATTTAATGGTAAAACATATCCAGTAAAAATGAGCAAAGAAGCGGCACAGAAACTTTTAGATGAACAAGCAGTTGAAGAAGGTCGTTTAAAAGATGAAAGAGAAAACATGGAAGCCGATGCTTCTGATATGAGCAAAGAAGAATTTGTCAAAGCACACGGTGAAAAATATGCTCATATTTGGGACAAAGTTCAAAACGAACTAAAATACGGCACAGACGAAAGTGTTGAAGAAGGTCGTGTAAAAGACTGGTTACTAGATATGGAAGCAGATGCGGCGGCTATGTCAAAAGAAGAATTTATCAAAGCACATGGCGAACAGCATGTTGATATCTGGAACAGAGTACAAAAAGAAATGGATGGTGATTACGAATACATGCCAGAACCAGAATTTGAATCAACAGAAAACAACACACTAGCAAGAATTATAGAACTTTCTGGTTTAAGAAAATAATTTTTCAAAAACCGGTTGACATTTATCTAAAAGATAAATATAGTAGTGCTTAATGTTAGAAAACATTAAAGTACTAACAGGCAAACATAGGCAAACATAGGCTAATATAGGCAAAAAGGAGGCTAACATGGCTACACTCGCAGAAATCCGTGCTAAACTGGCGGAACAAGAAAAAAGAACCTCATCAGCAGGTACAGTTTCAGACAATGCAATTTATCCATTCTGGAATATTCCAGAAGGAACAACTTCCACACTTAGATTTCTACCAGACGGAAACACAGAAAACACATTTTTCTGGGTAGAAAGAGCAATGATCAAATTACCATTTCCTGGTATTAAAGGTCAAGCAGATACAAAACCAACTCTTGTACAAGTTCCTTGTATGGAAATGTTCAATGAACCATGTCCGGTACTAGCAGAAGTTAGAACTTGGTTCAAAGATTCAAGTCTAGAAGACATGGGTAGAAAATATTGGAAAAAGCGTTCTTATATTTTCCAAGGTTTTGTTGTAAATTCAACACTAGATGAAGAATCGGTACCTGAAAATCCAATTAGACGTTTTGTAATCAATCCATCAATCTTTAACATTATTAGATCAGCATTAATGAATCCAGATATGGAAGATCTTCCAACTGATTATGAATCAGGAAGAGAATTTAAACTGACTAAAACTGCTAAAGGTGGTTATGCAGATTATTCAACTTCAACTTGGAGCTTCAAAGCAAGATCACTAGACGAGACAGAAAGATCAGCAATTGATCAACATGGTTTGTTTAATCTTAGTGATTATATGCCAAAGAAACCTTCACAAGATGAGCTAAACATTATTCAAGAAATGTTCAAAGCAAGTGTTGATGGAGAGCTTTATGATCCAGATAGGTTTGGACAGTATTACAAGCCAGCAGGTTTGAACACTGGTAATTCAAACACATCTAATACTACAGCAAATGCAACAACAACAGCACAACCAACACCTGCTGTTGAAACTGCAACTGCTCAACCAACGGTTCAACCAACTCCTGAACCTGCAAATGCTAGTGTAACAGAATCAGTTACAGTAGCAGAAAAACAACCTGAGTCACCAGCACCAGCACAGCCGGCAGAAACTGGCAAAGTTGCCGCTGATGATATCTTGGCTATGATTAGAAATAGACAAGCTAACAAAGGTTAATGTATAATTATGAGCGTGAGGAAACTCACGCTCTTTCTTTAGGAGGTAAAAATGGTAAGACCGTTTGACGTAAGTAAATTTAGAACCAGTCTAACAAAAAACATTCAAGGCATTAGTGTAGGTTTTGAATCTGACCCAAACACTTGGGTATCAACTGGTAATTATACACTAAATTATCTAATCAGTGGTGACTTTCAAAGAGGTATTCCTTTAGGTAGAGTAACCATGTTAGCAGGTGAATCAGGTTCTGGTAAGAGTTTGATCGCATCTGGTAATCTTATTAAAAATGCACAAGAGCAAGGTATTTTTTGTGTGGCATTAGATTCTGAAAATGCATTACACGAAGATTGGTTACAAGCACTAGGTGTAGACACGAACCCAGATAAACTGCTTAGAATTAATGTTGCTATGGTAGATGATGTTGCTAAAATTATCAGTGATTTTATCACAAACTACAGCAAAGAATATGATAGTAAAGATGAGTCTGAAAGACCAAAGATTCTTTTTATTATTGACAGTTTAGGTATGTTGCTAACACCAACTGATAGAGATCAGTTTGAAAAAGGTGACATGAAAGGTGACTTAGGAAGAAAAGCCAAATCGCTGACTGCATTGATTAGAAACACAGTAAACCTTATTGGAAATTACAATATTGGTTTAGTAGCAACTAACCATACATATGCTTCGCAAGATATGTTTGATCCAGATGATAAAATATCAGGTGGACAAGGATTTGTGTATGCAAGTTCAGTTGTGGTTGCTATGAAAAAACTCAAACTAAAAGAAGATGAAGATGGTAATAAAATTTCTGATGTTACAGGTATTAGATCAGCTATTAAGGTTATGAAAACTAGATTCAATAAACCGTTTGAATCTGTTCAAGTCAAAATACCTTATGAATCAGGAATGGATCCATATTCAGGATTAGTTGAGCTTTTTGAGAAAAAAGGTTTGTTGGTCAAAGAAGGCAACAGATTAAAATATGTTGACCTTGAAGGCAAAGAACACAAATACTACAGAAAGCAATGGACTGGTGAAAATCTTGATTTAATCATGTCAGAATTTAATCAACAGGTAAAACTAAATAACACCGAAGGAGCAACAGTTGAACATGAAGACACAAATGGAGGCGGAGATGCTTCTTGAAGCATGGCAAAAACTGATAGAATATGTGCCAGCTAAAGACAAAGTTGACGCCGCAAGATCATATGTAGCTTTAATCGACGATTACAATCTTGACGAAGCATCGTTACAAGAACTCAAAGATAATGACACATATCTTGAAGCCGCAATTCAAGACTATTATGATGAGTTAGAAGACGAAGAAGATCAAGATTGGGACAGTCAAGAGGACTGGTAATGCCACAGG